ATACGGATAGAAATTAAGTTCAGCTTTTTGAGTTACAATAAATGCACAAACATCGCTATCATCTCTATTTTCTTCAATCTGAATAGCAAATACAGGACTTTTTGCTGCATCGCAAATGTAAAATAAATATTTGTATTCGTAATACGTCCTAACAGTTTTAGTAAACAAACGAGTGTCAGAGAAAACCACTGAGTCTTCTGATATTATTTTAATCCATGATAAGTCACATCCTGCTGAAATTTCTATTTGCTCATTGAGCACAAAACCGGAAAGAATTTTAATTATGCAAAAGTCAATGCCATTTTTCCATAGTGGACGCAGTGCAACAGCCGAGTTTAGAGCATCACTAATAGATTTAAAATTACCATATTCCCCAACTGTTATTGTGAATGCATACCTGGAATTAAATACTGCGGCACTATCTCCAGAGTTAATAGCTGCAGATATCATGTCATAATTTGATATAAAATCATTTGGCGTGATTATTTCTGCGTTTTTATTGTGCTGGGTTCTAAGTTTTGAATTTACATGAACACTTTTAACTGCAATACGGGAGTCGTCAACAAGTATTTCATTACCCTCTGTTGCTAACTCTTGTCTTAACTGATCCGGGTCATACTTCAGCACATTCGGAAAATAAAACTGCTGCGCTCCATATGCATCATAAACAGCCATAGAATGCCCTTGCACAGTAACGAACTTGGCAATCTGCCCGTTATATACCGGATATCCAGCAGCGTTAATGATGATTGGTTGCGAAACAGGAACGTGAGAGCCATCTTCGTTCTCTACATAAACCTGAATCTGGTTTTCTGGATTTACTGGGTCAGTGTCAATTTTACCGATATAAATTTTGCCATTGGCATTTGCTTTAAACGAGCGAGCTAAAGTAAATAACTGACTTGGTTGTGAAACAACTACGTTGTATAATTGTTCTGGCATAATAAACATTCCGGAGAAAATAATGAGTAAGAGACGTCACGAGGTAGTAACTCGGGAGCGCCTTATGGAGGTTCTCGATTACAATAAAGAAACAGGAATTTTCACTTGGAAAAAGAAATTAAGCGCCAGAGGTGCTGTTGGGAAAGTTGCTGGCACAATTTCTTATGGATATAACGCAATTAATATTGATGGCGTAAGATATTTTGCACATAGACTTGCCTGGCTGTATGTATATGGCGAATGGCCCAAACAAGAGATTGACCACATTGATAGAAACAGAAGAAATAACGCAATCTCAAACCTTAGGGATGTCAGCAGAGTCGTAAATGCATTAAATGTCGGACCTCGAAATAGCAATGCTGGAATCAAGGGGGTAACTTTCTGTCAAGCCAGAAATCAATGGCAAGCTCAGATAAATGTCTCAGGTAAAAACATAACCCTTGGGAGATTCAACACCATTGATGAAGCGGCTATAGCTTATAAGGCAGCAAACATGGTTGCTGACCATCTGTTGAGTAGGTAATGTCTGTCATTTAATTTGCTCCAGATGCAAGGAATCGCCGCAGCATGGCTACGGTGAATTTTGGGCATAAAAAAACCCAGCCGAAGCTGGGTCGTTGCATTGTTTATCTGTCAGTAGTTATGTACTGAAGGAGGTAATTCTTTATTCTTAAGTCTCATCCATGCGGAAAGATTCGTTGGTCCATCTGGCTCATTGATATCAACATCTCGTGTGTGGTTTATTAAAACGTCTCTCGCCATTCCGATAACATACGAGAATTCATGACCGTAGTCGTAGCATCTGCCGGAATAGTTCGATTGAATTTGTTTTAGCGCCGGATACAGTTCGCGGAATAATGCCTGTGAGCGGTTGGCATAATCCCATAACCATACAAGGCTGTTTGCTTCTTTTGCAGAAAGCTCGTTTGTTTTCTTCTCTTGTTTGCCAATGAACTCACCTTCAAGTGGAACTCGAGCTGCAAGTGATAGTGCTTCGGTAAACTGCTCCTCACTGATTTCTTTGTACGAACATCCAAAATGGGATTTCAGTGACGACCACATGGTGATCATCGCCTTAGCCTGTTTTTCTTTTGGCAGAGACTGACCGCGACTCATGACGAGTTGTTTAATGGCTTCCTGCTGTTCAGTGGTGATTTTACCCGGCAACGCCTTTTTAGCTTTGCGTGGGTTAACTACATGGCCTTTAGTCCAGTACTCGTAGAGCACATCGTCACACTCTTCCTGATACTGGATTACCTTGTCGCGGATTTCAGGGCGGACTTTGTTAGGACTGATGCTGTTCAACCAAGCTGCCAATTTTCGTAAAGCCATACAAATCATGGCTTGCACCCCACCGGCAGAAGGTATGGTGATTTCCACCATACCCTTCGAGAAGCGTTGAGAAATCTTCTTATGTTGAGATTTCCAGTCTAGCCCCATTCCCTCAACGATAGGTTTCATTGGGGTATACGGTTCGCCGTTGTGATTGACAACATAAAGCTCTGCGCCGTGGAATGGTACATTGATAGTAGATACTGCTGTTGCTATACTTTTCATGTCGTTAATTCCTATGCGTGGTTTTACGATACCGAAGCCCTGACTGTTCCCGCAGTTGGGGCTTCACTGTTTTGATTTCTTTGCCGCATCCAAGCGAATCACACCGTTATCCCCTCTCTCCTCAGGCTGTCCAGCACCCGTTTAATTACTTCTGCGCTGAATGAGCGACACTCTTCCTTTGCTTTTTCTTCAAGAATTTTTTCTAGCTTCTCTGGCATACGCAGTGTTTTTACCTTCATTGCATCCTCCGTTGTATGTGGTACGCATACATAGTATTTAGGTACGCATTGATAGTCAATAGATACCTACATATCCTGTGGTAAAAAATTATTCAGGATGCGCCGATGTCTGATCGTAAGTACAAAAACCCTCAAGTGAATCTGAGGCTTCCTGTAGAGATAAAGGAACGTCTTATTGAACTGGCTGAGGCTAATTCTCGTTCATTAAATGCTGAGATGGTCGCGGCACTTGAAGCGTGGACCGAAAAAAATAAACACATTCAAGCACTAGACCTTGCAACTATAGCATCACGATTGATAGATCTTGAACGCGATGTTGAGACGCTAAAGACCATGTATGGTAAGGATGAAAAATGAGTGACAATTCAGGATACTCAGACGATCAACTGCGAGAGGGTGAATATCGCAAGGCGCTATCGTCTATAACTACAAAGGTTCTCGACTCTTTCTTGAGAGCTAAAGGTGTTCCAGACGAATGCCCAATGTGCGGGCAGTCTGAAATGGTTGTCCCTCAAGTTCAATTTGTAAATCAGGATAATGGAAAAGACATCATGGGTAGGCATGCCCATTATGGTGAATATATAAAAAACGAAGATGAATCATTCAACCCAATAAATTACTCTTATCATGTAATTTGCAAGCATTGCGGATACATTATGCAGTACAACACAGGTGTTGTGTTAAGCTGGTATCTAAGGGAGAAAAACAGCAATGTCTAAGTTGAAGTTGGCTTACGATGCTGACAATCCTTTCCCGAATAGCGAATTTGCCCCCATCGGAATTGAAGACTCAGAAGAGCCAGCACATGGAGGCGGCAATGGAGGAGGATCAGATATGAACAGTAGAATGACCCGCATTGAAACGATTGCCGCCAACCAAGAAAAGCTAATATTAGAAACTAGAAAAGAGTTGATTGGCATCCGTGGCGACATGCACGGAATGGAGCGTCGCCTAGCAGATAAGATGGACGAGAATCAGAAGTGGCTTATCGCCCTCATGATATCTGCAATCCTTGCTCCGCTGTTTATTGCCTTGGTTACCAAATAGCTACTAACTAAGGAGATTTGTGTGTATACAACAGTTATCGTGATAGCTATCGCACTCATTGTGGTTCAGTACCAACTGGCATCTTTAAAGCAAAAGATATCTGACCTCAAGACTGAGAACGAATTACTTAAAAAGTCAATAAAAGATGAGAAGAGCAAACTATCATTCGCTGTATCTGATATTGAGCAATCCATTGAAATCATTGTCAATGATATTGACAGATTAAAAAAAGAAGATATTCATGAAATCAATGACAACATCAAGGATTTGAAAGCTTGGCTTGGGAATGTAGGGCAAATCGCCACATCAACACGAGATAAGCTCAATCCATCCATGGATGATTGATTACTCCTGTGCCATTCCGCTTAGCGATGCCACAATACCAGCCCTCGCTAAGCGCTGAAACTCTTCGTTTCCGACTGCATCACGTATCGCTTTTACGGCGGCCTTATTTGCTATAAATCTGCGTTCCGCAGCCGCTAATGCTTCTTTGCTTCCGCCTGCTCTTACTGCTTTGGTGGCTTCCTGAACAGCTTTCTCTATCGCATATCGGCCACTACGTGTGGTGGCAATTTTAGATACAGCGCCTTTTAACCCAGCGCCAACTAAAGCACCCGCGGCAGCGCCTGCAATGCCCCCTCCAGCGCCACCAACAATGGCACCTGATGTTGAGTTGGCAATTGCATTTAACACTGTTGATGTGACGTTGGATAAACCAGCATCCAGATCGCGTAGTACATTGGCAGTTCTCCCTGTTCTTTCAATATACTGCTGAGGTTTCACTGCTGCTCTTGCAAGAGTGCCATATGCATCAGCAATTCTTCCGAGATCTGAGGAATATCTGCTAATGGCTTTTACATTTTGTGGGGTAAGTATCCCTGCGATATGGTTAATTCCTGCTGCATCAGCTTTGCCACCACGTACACCATGCGAGATGGCATCCTGCAACATTGATGATATAGCAGGAACACGCTCTGATTCTGGCAGCGCGCGGATCATAGAATGGAATCCAGCAGGACCATTAAGACCTTTAGCTGACGATGATTGAAGGGATTTTACTCCATTCGTAATCAGTGCATCTGTTGCCAAATCACGCCCGAAAACAGACTCTGCACTCTCTTGTGCTGATAACCTCGCTTTAGACAGATCATTAGCTTTTTGCCAGTCATCAAGAAATCCGCCGTTTTCCGCCATTGTGCGCATATCATCAGTAATTGCCCGGCGTATTTCCCCTGCTCTCCTTGCCGCATTTGCCTCTCCGCTACGCTTATATTTTTGCTCCGCATCAGCAAATTTCGCTCTCCATGCTTTCATGCCATCAAATGTTACTCCACCTTGATTGTTTGCCTGAACAAACTGTTTCATTTCAGGAGTAAGCGGTATGCCAGCAGATCGCTCTGCCTGAATAACGGCATTACCATTTAGCATTCTTGCTTTTTGATTTGGCATCGTTGACCGCACGTCATCCCATGCCGCGCGCTCGGCATCCTTCATCTGATCAAGATTTTGAAGAATCCTTTGTTTTATAGCCGCACTTTTTTCTGATGCCGTTCCAGATGCGGCCCCAAATTCATCAAGGTTTCGACTTAACTTTGATGATATTTCGTTAAATGCTGCCTGATGGGCGTCCTGAACAATTCCTGGTGTTGATGCCAATGCGCCTTCGGCTTGTGCAATTCCACGACTTCCAGATCGCATTCCTGGTGTTAATGCGTTTATATCAATTCCAGCAGACTCAGCCGCTTTTGCTACATCTTCGGACACATTAGCGGCCTGACTGGCAATTGACTGACGCCCAGCACCTGACTTTGCCATCCTGGAAACATCATTAGCAGAATTCAGTGCTGCACCACCAAGAGCCTGTGAAACCCTTGGCGCAATAACGCGCCCGACACCTGAAAGAACGCCTTGAGCACCAATATTGATACCACCGTTAATGGCAGCATTTTGTGCAAAGTCGCCCTCCTGATTTGCAGCATCAGCAAGAGAACCTGCAATCATGTTTCCTGCGGAACCGATATCTCCAGCGAGCTTTGCTGTCGCTCCAGCAGCTTTTGCCGCTGTGCCAATTGGCAGGAGATACCCACCAATTGTTTCACCGGCTTGCGCGTAAGGGTCTGTCGGTCGCTCGACAGGGCGATAAACATCATCCAAAACCTTGGGGCCGCCAAGCCCCTGGCTGATTGCATTAATCAGACTTGCGCCACCCTGCAATACGTCAAATGGTATGTTTACCAGACCACGACCAGCCTGTTCTGCAATTTGCCCTGCACTTTGACCACCTGTGAGCCAATCACCAGCTTGTTGCATCAATGATGGTTCTTCTTTCTGCTGCTGAGGCGGAGGGTATGCTGCATAAAACTGATCTCTTGCTTCAGCCCATTTGTCACCAGCCTTAGGGGCAACAACCTCATTAAAATATTGCGCTTGAGCCTGTGCTTTCTGTTCTTCAGTTAACGCCTGATACTGTGGAGAAGCGATAACATCTTTCCATGCTTTAGCCATTAATCACCCCATAAAGACGAGAAACCGGACTTATTGCTGTCGCTTCCTGATTTTCGCTCACTAACATATGTGTCATAACCTGATGAACTATATCCCATTGATTCAGCCTCCCTTGCTGCAACCTTTTGAAATACAGAATATTGCGATCGGATTTCAGATAACTGTTTTCTGACGACCTCTTCAGGCTGTGTTATATCGAGTTTCGCGATCAGGTTTTCCAGTTTTTGGCCTTCAGCATTGGAGAGGCTACCCATACCTCGCATAGTCTGCACGTTCTGGACAAACGCACCCGACTTTAATTCTTCTATCGCATTACGGTTTGCAAGCCCTTCAGCACTTGTGAAGCCATCTATATTTCTTCCTTCGAAGCGACCGATACCTTCAAGCTCCTTCTTACCAAGCAAAGAATCAATTTTCTCTATCCCTCGCTCACCAGTAATCAACGCATTGTTGTAATTATTGTTGCCATCAAGCCATCTCTTAGCCTGAGACATTCTGGCTGACGTTGCAGCTTTACCGGTTAGAGGATCAATTCCCGTCGCTGCTATCTGTGAGTTAAGAGACAAAACATCCATATCCTGAAGTTGTCCTGCTCTTTCAAGGGCCGCCTGTGACTGCTTAAACACATACTTGTCGTGATTCAGTCTTGCCATTTGAGCCTTATAGGAAAGATCCTGCCCCCTAATAGCCCTCGCATTCGTCATGTCATTATTGCGAATGGTTTCGTTAATTCTTTGCTGCTCCTGCTGGCGACCAACCATCTTATCCTGAACAGCAAACGCCTTTTCTGGTCCAAGCGCACCGAGAGACATAGTAGTCAGCATGTGTGATAGCTGCTCTGGATTCTGGATACCTGTCTGAATCATCCAGTCAGCATTAGCGCCAACGCGATTTAACCTGTCCTTGTTGTCAGTAATGAATTTACTGTAGGCTTCCGGTCCCTGAGAAAGAGCGACGTTAGCTCTCATGGCTAAATCGCCCATATCGTTGCGTTGCTGATCATTAAGACCTGAAAACGCCTGTTGTGCCTGTGCAACAAACGCTGGATTTTCCTGGGCAAACTTAAATAGTCCCGATGGATCACCAGAAGCCCATGCATCAGCGTGAACCTTATTGAACGCACTAATAGCTTTCTGTTGCTGTTCCTGATTGTAAATATCAGCAACTCCAGCCAGACCACGTAACGCGGTCAGGCCAACGTTATTTGCACCTGAGCGAGCCAACTCATTGTTTTCGCGGATCAGACCAAGCGTTGCGTTAATGTCGCTTGCTTTTGGCGCATTCTCATTTTGCGCACCAATGCCAGCCAGAAAACCACCAGAATTAATACCCTGTTGCCACGTAGCCATTGATTAACCCTTAAAACAGTGAACCAAGAAGACCAAGACCGCCGCCAACAGCGGCACCAATACCAGTACCAATACCGGGAACAATGCTGCCAAGCTGTGCTCCAGCAATTGCTCCAGAGGCAGCCCCGCCAATAGCAGATTGCATTGCTGATGGTCTGTTGGCATTTGCCGCTGCAAGAGCCGCACTTTGCTGCGAAATCTGACTCATGTTGTTGGCATATGTCTGCCCGGCATTTGCCTGCCCCTGAAGCGCGCCAAGACCAATATTTGCCAGATTCTGGTAGTTGTTCATCTGACCAGACAGCCACTGCTGACCAAGCGTTGGTGCGATTGTTGCTAACTGATTACTGGTTGCGGTGGAACCTAATCCACCTGTTGCTTCCGCTGCCGCCAGACTCTGATAACGAGCCTGACTTGCAAGGTCTTTGTACTGCTGAGAGTTGTAATACTGGTTAAGCGCCTGACCTTGCCCCTCCAGAGACGATAAGTTCTCGACGCTGCCGACATACTTCTCAGCCAGAGGAGTAAACGGTTTCAGGTTGTTCATGATGGTGTTGAACTGCTGATTTTGCAGGTCTGCGGCATACTTCTGAGCTTCTGCTGCATACTTTGCGCTTTTATCGGAGCCACCTTTCCCGCCTTTTTCAGGGCAATAAGGTTCCTCGCCGCGCAGTTTTCTGCCCAGCTTAAATGCATATAACATGGCTATCTCCCGTGCTTCAGGAAGTCGATTAGTTCTTCGCGTGTGGCGCTGTAAAACGTCACGTCATCCACGCCTTTGAAGTATTTCTTGATGGTTCCTACACGCTTAAGGCCAATCATTGCGCAGTACATCTGCCCGTGGCGGAATTTGCGTGCAGCGAACGATGTGACGCACTGAACGGTGGTGTTAGTCAGAATGTATCGCCAGAACGCCAGCCCGATTTCCTTGCTGAAGCCGCGAATCTCTGGCAGGTACATGGCGTGGCAATCAAAGGTCAGCGGCTGAATCTCCTGATAGTAAACAATTCCGCCGAACTGCCCGTGCACGTTCACCTCAAAGTAACGGCATTCAGGTTTGTAGTCGTATCCATCACCGTTGTTGCTCCCGGCGATAATGTCAGGGTGATTTCCTACGGCTTCTATCAGGTCGATGTTTCGCGTTGGTTTGAATGTAATCATCAGTCAATCAGCCCATGTAATCTAAGTGCCGTTTCAAGCGCCAGAATACGCTGCCGCGCCTGCTGCAAACCTGTAGCGAGGGCTGCGACTTCGGATTGTGTGTACGTAGTGCCGACTGTGTATGACTGGTTAGCGTTGAATGAGCCAAGAAGAGGTGTACCTGTGGCTGCAGTCCATCCGGTATTTCTTGCTCCAACAACCTGAATTCCATCAACTGAATATGATGTTTTTACATCCAGCGGTGACGCAAGAGACTGCAATTCTGTTACGGTTTTCGATACGTAATCACTCTTAATGCCAGAGACATCGTTTTCTACGTCATCCAGTCTTTGGTCAACAGTGACCAGATGCCCCTGAATATCGATAACCTCATCCAGCAAGTAATCAACATCGCTACGCAGTACGACTATCTTCCCTTCGGCGGTTGTTAACCTGACCTCAAGGAGATTTATCGCTTTTGTGTTTGCGGTGATTCTTGCGTCGTGATCAGCCAGTTCTACGTCCTGTTCATCGTTTTTTACCTGGGCATCGTAAGCGCCCTGACCAGCCTGATTTGCCTTCCCAGCAATTGCACCGACATCAGCTCCCTGATTTATGACATACAGCAGGTAAGACTGGCTGAATATATTGCGTGGCAAAATTGAAGCATCAAGGCGCGTAGCCTGAACCACGACAGGATCATTCAGTGATGAATCAACCATTACTCAATCCTTATCTGGCAGCCTGAGAGAGTGACAGGTGACTTAGTGATAACGCGCAATTTGAAGCCGACATTTTTCCTGATGCGTCCGACCCGCTTCCACAAAACGCGTTTGTCGTAAACGAACGGTTCATTCTGCTCAATCATCTGCTCACGCCCGTAATTGATGCCGTCAGTGGTTGCAGAGAGAAAAAGGCGGTCAGCATACTGCGCAACTCCAGTTGACGATTCAACTTCAAGGTCGAAAACTCTGGCGTTATCCGCTTTGAACAACGGAGTAAACAGCAGGTGTTCCTGCTGCTTGTCGTACTGGCTGCTGATATCGAACTGCAATTTCCCGGTCACGGATTCCAGCTTATCGCCGCACGTTATCTGATTGCCTTCGTAAATGAAGTCGATAGCGCGGTACACATCGTCATACAAGCCAGTTTTCAACACACACCATTGCGAACCATTGGCGCTTGAAGATGCGTCGTACACGAGAACATGGCGCGGAAGGTGGATAATCAGCAACTCATGAGCATCAAATCGCAGCGATTCCATCACACCATCAGCCAGTTCATCAGCAGTGTAGGAGCGTAGTATTTTCTCAATGCTCGCGCTGGCGATTGGTGATACCTGACCGGAACCGATGATGTAAACAGACGGCGCACCTGTTGCCGGATTGCTGATGAACGCATACGAATCAGCAAACGGCGTTTTGCAGTAGGTTCCGGCGATTCCTTTTTGCACCATCAACGATGGCTGGGCGACATACAAAGCGGCACCAACAGTGGTTGCACCAGTCAGGGAAAAATATTCAATCGTCGATGAACCAAAGCAGACGATGAAGTCTCGCCATGTTCCGATGCCGATGATGCCGTCAGGCTGCGATTCTGCGCGATATTGTGCGCTGTATCGGTCAGGATGTGATTCGTCTTCAAGGTCAGTGATAAACCATGAATCAGTGCCGTCTTTTGACCACGCATAACGCCCACGTAAGCGCGTAATGTCGCGTACTGAGCCTAACTCATACTGCGTGAATCCGCTGTCTGTAGGCCAGTTTGAGACGGTTTTAACCGTGCCATCATAGCGATACTCGACCAGTTGCCCGTTAACGCCTACAGCCTGTGATGTCCTACCATGAGCCATTGATACGCGACCACTTCCGGCGACGTCACCGACCTCGCTTCCGCCCTTATACAACTTGCCACCGCAAACGCGATAAACAGCATTCTGCGCCATGTTGTACTCGACTCCGCGCGATACACCGTTCACGTCGGAACGTTTTGCAATGCCCGGGAATGAGCGAAGATATCCGCTGCTGTTGAGTATTTCTTTGGGTGTAGCCAGCATATTCACTGGCAGATAGTCGATGTAGTCGGCGTTTCTGAAATCTTTGCCGACACCTTTCATAAGCGGAAGTTGCTGAATCGGCATTTATTCACCTCACGTACTCGGATCATCTTTCTCGATGTAAAACCGATTCCACGTAAACGCGCTTTTTAACCCCGCCCCGCGAGGCATGTCATTTCGTCGCTCAAGTGGTGGTATTTTGGTTAAAGCGATACAGATTGTCTGATATGCACTGTCAGCAGCGGTAAGGAGAGCGTCTGACGGCTGAATGACGTTATCCATGCACACTTGCACAGCGAGTTTCAAAGCGACGCCATCATTTGCCCATGCAGGGATACCTGAATCATCGTCAGGTAACGGCATGATGCCGTTTTCTGTATCCGCAAACTGATATCCAAGCTCGATACCTTTCGCCTGCCATGCTGCCATCATGTCTTCGAGGTCATTAATGGCATCTTCAATTGCCTGAGGGTCAGCATCTGTCAACGTGGCATTGGAATACAGCCCGGCTTTTCGTAAAGCCTTTAGAACGAGATCACCCTTCGTTTTCGCCATCTTCTTCCGCCTTAGCCACTTTTTGCTTCGTTGCGGTTTCTTCAGGAGTTTTTACCCAACCTTTTTTCAGGTGAGATTTAACTTCTTCGTCATCAACAATGATGTAATCGACAGCAAACTGACCACAGGTGATCATGTTGCCAGGCTTATAGAGCATTGTTCGTGCCATTGTCTTCTCCCAATAAAAATGGGGCCGAAGCCCCACCAAAATTACTGCCCGGCAATAACGATGCCCGTATATTCAGGAACCAGTACAGAGCAACCGTACAGAGTGGTGAAACGCGCAGTGGTTACGCCTTTGATGTGGTCGAAGGCGTAAGACATGATCAGCGTAGCGCCCTGCTCGGTGGTTGCTGTCATTACCTGTGGACCCTGACCAGTCGGGAACGCCAGTTTGCCGTACATCAGCTCAACAGAACCATCAGCCCAGAACAGGTTAGCAGGTGCTGCGTTCTTGTTGAGAATGGTGATTGCTGCTGATTCTGCCGGTTTGGCATCGACGTTTGCATATGGACGACTCGCAACATCAGTATTTTCAACAGGGAGAATCTTTGGAGAAATTGTTACGGTAGTTCCGCTAACAGCCAGAACACGGAATACCTGCGGTTGACCGGTGGTATCTTTTGTGATCTGGTGTACGGAATTCACACCGGCAATGGTGAACGCATCACCAACCTGCAAGCCAGATGCAGATACCGTAATAGTCCCCTGTCGGTTATCAACTGGCATACCATTTGAATCTTTCGCTTCAACCTTGTGTTCAGGTTGGCCTGATACTGTCAAGGATTCAGTGCTTCCTTTCGGTAATCGACCAGAAATATCGGTCTTGTAGCTATCAAAGGACGCAACCGGAGGGATCTGCGCTTTTTCGTATGCTGTCAGGGTTGCGCCCTGAGCATAGGCACGGTGACCAAGCTCGCCAGCAAGGTCTTTGTAGTTGAAGGGGTTCCAGAAAGAGCGACGGTTGATACCCTGAGGTACACCAATCGCCGTCATGGTGGCATCAATACCTGCCGCACAGTTCCACAAATCACGGCCCTGTGAACCAGTGGTTGAGTCAGCCATTGTGATCACGTTAGTAGCACGCTGCGTAACCATGGAAATTAGGTCAGAGTCAATCTGTGCAGCAAGGCGCATACCTGCGGCGCGACCAGCTTCAGTTTTATGCTCAGGGTCACGCATTTCACGCGCATCCAGAGTGTACAGAATGTTTTTCGGCTCCTTGAATACAGAAGGAACAAGGCGCTGAACCAGTGCTGTTGGCGTTTTGCCGCTGAGGTCTAGGCCTTCCTCAATGTTCATGTGGTAATGCTGCGGACGATACAGAACATCACCTGCTCGCTGCATTGCTGTATCACCGGGACGGAATTTTTTAGCGTTACGGGAAACTACGCAGGCGGCCTCAAAGCCTTCAACGTAGTTTTCGAACATGATTTCAAGGTCTTTTGCTAATTGGTTAGCCATGCTTAATGCTCCGATAGGTTATTTTTTTGCCTTTTTAGCGGCGAAATACGGCGTCCAGTCACCAGTTTCCAGCGCCTTGGCTTTCAGTTTGTCGAGGTTATTGATTACTGCGCCGTTGCTCCCCTTAACTCTCGGGGTTGTGGCTGCCGTGGTTTTTGCTTTTGGCATGATTCTGGCCTTAGATTCGATACGTTCCAGCAGACGACCAATTGCTACGGGGTTGGTAGCTTCTGCCAGTTGCTTGCGCAGTTCAGCGTTGCGACCAAGCGCCAGAACAACGATTTCCGGCTTCTCTGACTCAAGAAGGATCATGTCCTGAATATGAACAGGAACATCTTCGCGTACAGCCTGTTCTGCATCCTGGTAGCCAGCCACTTTCAGTGCTTTTACTCTCTGCATGTAATTGGCTGCTTTCTGCTGAAGCGTTGCGGTACGCGCCTCTTCCTCTCGTTTCCGCTCTCGTACTTGCTCCTGGTATTTGCCGTTATCCTCTGCCCACTTAGCCATGCGTTGCTGGTAGATTTCTTCATCGAAACCGATGTCCTCATCGTCCAGTTTTGGCATTCGCGGTGGTTGAGTGATTACCGGCTGCTGCTCGACGGGTTTCTGAGACTGACGCATCAGCTCTTTCAGCTCGCGGTCTTTCTCTTTAATCGTCTTGCGCAGGTGTTTTACCAGTCCATGCTCTGCGCTATCTTCGCTGGTTGGCGAATCCAGCTTTTCGTCACCAAAGTAGAATTCCTGTTCTGATTCGTCGTCATCAGTTTCAGTAGCTTCCTCTGCATCATTGCCAGAGGACTCACTGCCATCTTCTGTTTCGACTTCTTCAGCCAGTTCGACATCATCAGGAATCTGCTCTGACGCGTCGGTTTCGATTTCAACTTCTGGTGTGTTTTCTGCCATCTGGTCCATTTGTTACCCCTGTTTACTCGATGTTCAGCCCATCGGAAGGCAATAGGGTGCCAGGCCTCATAAAGACAGCCATTGCACGTTATGGGTTAATTACTGCTGTGGTTGTTGCTGAGTTGATTTTTGCAGGATGCTGCTGATGTCCATGCGCTGCGCATGGCCCTGTGCCTGACTTTTCAGGACAAGCTCTGCATCAGCACGGGCATTGTCTCCTTGCTGTTGCTGGAACTGTCCGAGCAGTTTCAGAGCCTCGCGGATATCAGATTTCTGCTGACTATCGGCAGATGCGAGTATTTTCACAACATTTGCCGCTGCAACCTGAGCATCCGTCTGTGCCTGGAATGCTTTAACCTGAATGGCTGCTTGTTCGTTCTGCGCTTTCTGCAATTCAGCCTGACCAGCAAGAAGCTGACCTTGCGCTGCAACCATAGCCGGATCTGGCTGACTGGCCTGTTGTTGTTTCGCCTGCTCAACCATTTGCTGTTCTTCTGGTGTTCTCGGCTTGATAACTCCAGACAGAAGCAACTGATTGCGGTTGTATTCTTTCAGTTCCTCCATCCCTTCGCCGTCCATATTGTCGAGAATCATCGACGATACAAGGTCGTGCTTCGGCGTTCCTGGTGGGATAAGTGCCAGCATGGAAAGTAACGACTTAACCGTTGCATCACGGCGAGTAGCGAACGACTGACCAACATCGACAGTCACTTCATAGTTACCCTGCGAAAGGTCATTAAGCGCGATAACCTGTCCTGTCTGACGGTCAACCACTTCACCAGTCATCAGCGCCACGTCATCGCTGCCATCCTCATTAACGATGCGCATTGGCGTATCGCTGCCATAGACTTCACGAGCCATAGAAAGCCACACGACGCCAGCGCGGCGCATGGATTTAGCCATGTTGTCCATGTAGATATAGGACTGCGTGTCCATCCGGTTAAAAATGCTATCAACGGTATCGGTGGCGACGTTGCTCGGCATGTTCTCAAGCTGCGACGCACCTGTAATTTGCTGAATAGCCGTTCCGGTGTACTGCAATAGCCCGGCAAGAGCAGGAGGCATTTGTGTCGGAGGTGTCCAGCCAGCAACCTGAGCCTCTGAAATGACCGTTCCGTTTTTGTCCTTCTTGCTGGTCATGGGAAGAACTGCAGGTCTTTTCTTATTCCTCTCTGCCCAGTGATTCATTAATGGGCCGGGAATGAAATCAACATCCACGATAGGAATGCCATCACCGCCAGCCTGAGTAGCGTTATCTGCAATCATGGAAACCATCAGGTTCTCAAGACGCTGTGCATCCATCGCTTTTGCTGCGTGGCCTTCGATTCGCTCCTGATTATCAACAAATGAGCGACGCCCATATACCGGGATGAGAGGAATATGTTCGCCCGGAATACGCTTCGGTTCTTCCAGCCATTCAGCGCCAGAAAGAAGACCGCAATAAACTCGGCGTTTCTTCACTGTCCGCTCACCAATCAGTTCGAATGCGCCATCGGTCAGCTCGTCGACAATATCTTTGATTTGCTCTTCATCATAGATTGCCGTTTCTCCGCTAACAGGGTTACGCCATGCTGTGAGCTTCACCTTCTCTATGCGAACTTCGTAGTAGCGTCCAACATAGATGGCATCAGGCGTTGACCAGTCATATTGAGTGCCAGTGTCATCACGAGAAAGGCTTGCCGCAATGGAATCAGGGTATTCAGCCTCGAACGCTTTAGGCGTCATGGAGAACATTTCCATAGCCCACATAGCATCAGAGCGGTCATATTGCTTGCTGTCCTGATCGAAGAAGACGCATGTCGCCGGGTCGTAAACAGGAAGAAGGCTGATGCGTCGCTGCTCGTTACTTGGGTCCATTTCATCTTCGTAATCGGCACACATGCGGAAACAACCGAATCCGCCCGTTACAGCATCATCAAATGCGTTGTCACACGCTTCACCACCGGATGTTTCCTGATAGTCAGCGCGGAATTTGCCGTTCATCTTTTCGGCTAACGCTTCCGATGCCTTGTCATCCTTCGGCCTGAATTTAACGCTGATGCGATTCTGTCGATACTCGCCAATGATGCGATCACATTCACGGGAAATCTTATTCAGTTCAAAACGCGGATAATGCTCAAACCTGCCTTCATCAAATGAGTAACCAGCGTTTGTGCTGCCTTCCCACTGTGCGCCGGACACCCTGACGAAACGTTGAGCCTCAATAATCTGCTCACGCATATCCTGCGTTGCTGACCAGGCATTATCAAAGTTGCACAGCACCTTGCGATGCCAGTCAGTCATCTTTCTATCATCAGCCATCATCCAACTCCGCAAGGTATGTTGTAGCTTGAGTAATCAATCTCTTTAGGATCTTTGATGTCTCGCATCTGTATTGCAAAACGCCTCATCATGTAGCCATAGCGAACAGCAGAAAGGATGTCGTCATTTAGCTTGACGATCTTCCCGTTCTCATCGCGGTGATACAGGCGAAACTCTTCAAAGAATGGCTCACAGGTGTTGAATACTTTGAAGCGACCGTCGAGCATCATGTCGCGTATCTCTGCTATCCCGGGTTCGACCGCATTACCTCCATCAGGCCATGTTGCATGCTCTGGCAACATGTCGAACCCAGCGTCGGCGTATTGTTCCTTGAGCTGAGCGCCGCCTCCCTTTTCGTGCTGATGCCCGTCATGAGGCCAAGCCGTAGGGGTGTTTTTGCTCCATGCTTTAACAGCACTCCATGCCTCTGTCGCCTTCTTCTGTTTGGCCTTCCAGACGCGAGAGAGATAAATCACGTCCTCGTCTTTATCCCACCAAAGCTGGATATGTGCCTGTGGGTGATCCCATCCGAAGTCCATTGCATTGATGACGTAGAAGTGATCAGGACACTCGAACGGCTGACACTTAATAGTCTCTTCCGGTATCTGGAAGATTCGACCACTACCCATCGTAGGAATACCGCGAGCACGCGCCTCTCTCTCATGCTCAGGATAGGATGCGATGATTTGCTCTTTCTGCTCGTCGGTGTAGTGCTCAGCGTCATAGATGGTCATGTTGACCACTTTCTGCGACTTGCTGGGATTCTTCAGGAACTTGGTAACAACGTCAGACATCCCCATCAGCGGGGTAAACGTCAGGATTGAGAATTGCCCGTATTTGTTGGTACGGGTAAGCCCTTCGCCATAAATGCTGTATGGTGGCTCTTCGTCAAACCACACGCCGTGGATTGTGTCACCCTGCCAGCGAGCACGGCCTTGCGAGTATGGTTTGAAGTAGCAGATTGAAATGCCATCTTCAACGCCATCAGCCGTGTGATGCTTAACCAGAAGGTGATCAACAAGATTCGGAAAGAAAGGAGACTTCTTCCAGCTAATGATGTCCTCTTTCGGTATGGAACCGTAGCCTGGCTCACCATTCTCTTCGATACGACCGCACAGGATGCGTTGAGTCGTTTTGGTTACAGTCTCGTTTGTCTCGCCACCAATCCAGAAGACAACAGGCTCATAGAAACGCTTACCTTTCCACTCCCCGCCATATTTACCATCAGCCGGATAGCCTTTTGTTCCCGGATAACGCCCGGTAAGGTGAAACGCGACTTCAGCAGCACCAGTAAATGACTTGCCAAGCTGGTTACCAGCCATAAAACATCGCTCTGGATAGTCATGCCCGGCGTCGATGAACTCACGCTGTTTGCTGTATGGCGTAAATTCATATAGCAGGTGTGTGTTCCGGTAGTTCTCTTCTTCTTCGAGTAGCTCGAGCAATTCGATTTGCTCTTCGTCGCTCAGGTTATCAAGAATCGCGTCCAGTTCCACGGTTGAATAGCTCCTTGATACGAGAGCGCCGCTTATCGCGATCTCCCTTATCAGGTGTCACGTCTTCAACTTGCGACTGCTCTTTGAGGCCCAAATCACGGGCGATGATGTTAGCGTTGAGAAGGTCAGCGGCTGCGCCAGAGAATTTTTGGTCGTAGATGACCTGTTCTGCTCGCGTAACGACTTCAGATAAATCTTCTCTCAGGCGATATGTGCGCCATGTTTCAAGCGTCACATCAATGAACAGAGTGAGGCCGGTAATGGTCATCGCTCGCATCTTGGCGATAGGCTCTTGTATCACTTCCCCCTGATACGAGAACGCCTTCATCTCCCATAGCGGGTTAGCTTCTACCCACTCGAAGTATTCACAACAAGCAGCCCACAGCGCCTCAGGCGATTCGAATTTAGGATTTCGCCCATGACTACTGCGGGCCTCCCAAAATCGGTTGCCCTTTGGTGCTACCATATTCATCTCACTTAGTTGTTATTTCAGGTTGAGCATCATGCTCCGGTGGTGAACAGGTCTAACGCTTCCTTCGATTTACGCACCGCTTCGATTGTGCGGGTCGTGATATCTGAATTAGCGCCGCCTGACTGGAAGTGAATTTTAAATAGCTCAAGCTTCAGCTCGTCAGTGCCAATGAATTGAAATGCTTCTTCTGCGGCTGCGTTCTGGTTCATGACCAGTTTGTAAATCTCTAACTGGAATTTCTGTTCTTCAGTCATGGGAATAATCTCTGCCATTGTTGGCTCCGTTTATCCGTTAAAAGGGATATCAGTTAAGTTATCCCGTGTAGGGTATAAGCCATTGTCGAGACCACTCATTGAATGGCATCTGCAATAACCGATGTCTTTCCATCAGTCCGCCACCACAAAGAATCTTTTTTGCCATAAGGCTGGAGGTTCATCTTTCAGTGGCTGCCAGTGTTATTTCCCCACTTTCTGGCTTGGGTTGTTTCGCGGTACTGCCGTTAATTAGTGACCAGAAATTAACTCCGGTTTCATTATCAAGCCCACCCGTAGATAGGCTTTGTAATGCCTACATGGTTAAATGATTTGCCAGTCTTCAGCCATCAGGTCGCCAATGGATGGAACCCATGTAGCAAGGCGGTTCTGTGAGTTTTTCAATACAAGCGTGTCATTGAAAGTTGGCTCGCCAACATATTCGCCAAAGCCATAACCCAACGCAGACGCTAATTTTTCCCCTTTCACGAGATAAACAAACTGGTCTTTCCCATTCCATCCTGCCCGCTGCAAACTTTTGCCCTGTTTTAACGCTTCCATGGCAAGGCCGAAACTTAGCCCTGATACCGGACGATAAGCCTTTTCGAATACTTCTTTTGGACTCCAGCTAACGTAGCCATCAAAGCGATCGGTGTTAGGTTTTCCGCCATCCAGATATTCAACCAGATAGCCTTCGTCCTCGCCGTTTTCTCCGGCAGGAAGCTGCCAGCCACGAAAATCGTTATATGCCTGTCTCGTCATCGGAAAGGCGTTAATCAGTTTTACGCCAATATGCTGGGTCATAAAATTACCTATGGAGTTGGGAATAAAAAAACCCCGCGAATGCGAGGCTAAATCCTGGTGTTTGTGATGACTGGCTCTTATCTCAACGCAGCCCCTTACCGCGCGCCAGATGCTCAATATCAAGCATCAGCAATGAGATGTTTAATCTGGATTCACTCCAGAAGTGATCACCACCCTGTCTACAGAGCCAGATGTGAAGGATGATGAGTAAAATTATCGTTATCATCGAAGGCATTGCGTCCTGATGTATTCCTGAAGCGTTCTCAGTGCTGTTTGGTCGCGGATAATTCCGTCCCGGATACCGAGAACGTTTCGTCCAGCAACTGGAGAGAGTTCGACGGTGGCATCATTGCCCATGCCGGAGGCGCTGGAGGTTTCGGCTGAGGATGGCACAGAGCATTTTCCTTTGACGAGCACCCGACCACCATTATCAAGCTTGCGCCGAAGAGCATCATTTTCAGCTTTCGCATCAGCTAACTCCTTCGTGTATTTAGCATCGAGTGCATCAGCAGCACGCTGGCGTTGTTGCATGTCAGTAATGGTGGCGGTCGCCTGCTTCAGCTCACTGACTTTTTTATCATGCTGTTCTTTGTAGGCGATGGCGTTATCACGGTAATGATTAACAGCCCATGACAGGCAGACGATGATGCAAATAACCAGAGCGGAGATAATCGCGGTGACTCTGCTCATTGCTGCCCCCACAAACAGACTTCACGCTCAATCTCACGACGAGTCATCAGCCCTTTCCATTGCTTACCGCCAGCGTATGTCCAGCGACGCAGCTGGTCACATGCGCCCTTGATATCGCCCTGGTTGATTTTGCGAAGAAGCGTCGATGTTCTGAAATTGCCAGCCCCCACGTTGTAGACGAACGAGTAAAGAGCGCCGCGCGTTGTTTCCGGTATATCGACTTTGATGTACGGGTTAATTTGTCTGGCGACCGTGGCAAGGTCTTTGTTCAGGAGAGCTTTGCATTCTGCTTCGGTATACGTTTTACCGAGCATGATGTCTTTTCCGGTGTGTCCGTGACATACAGTCCATACACCAACAATATCTTTGTATGGTATGTAGCTGACACCTTCCAGACCATCGTTACCACTTGGTCCAGTGATTAACACAGATGCTATAGCAATAGCCCCGCCACTTATCGCCGCTATTACGCTATTTCGTAGTGCCGGTGACATTGCCATTCAATCTGTCCTCGCGCTCTTTGCGCTTGTAGTACCAGTTGATGCCAAATGTGCCGACAGTACAAAGAATACCAATGATGACAGCCCAGTCATTCAGGGAGAGAATGCCACCCATCGCAGTCAGTCCTCCGAAGCTGTAACTGAACCATTCTCTGATTTTGTCCATACGGTACATGCTCTACCCCTTCATTGAGGGGATTTGCTCTATTTAATTAGGAATAAGGTCGATTACTGATAGAACAAATCCAGGCTACTGTGTTTAGTAATCAGATTTGTTCGTGACCGATATGCACGGGCAAAACGGCAGGAGGTTGTTAGCGCAACCTCTTGCCACCCGCTTTCACGAAGGTCATGTGTAGAAGGCCGCAGCGTAACTATCACCGATGAATTCATGATAGCCAGTGGCTACGGCTCAGTTATGGTGCTGGTTAACGGACTTGAACCGCTACCCATTCGCTTACAAGGCGACTGCTCTACCATTGGAGCTAAACCAGCATATTTGGCGGGACAGCGTGGACTCGAACCACGATAAGAAGGTTAACAGCCTTCCGTAATGACCTTTATACGACTGACCCAAATAAAAAAAGCCACCGTTGCAACTTAAGAGTCACTAACGGCAGCTTACCCTCTAATTATGGCTAAATGGCTAATTGCATGTCAAGGCTTTTAACAGCAACATGCTTAACTTTCTCAACACGTTTACGCATTTTGAAAGCATTTTGCATTGGTTGGTACAAAACAAATAACGACGCTTTCAGGATGTCGTCAATTTCATTTCTACAGGTTGCCAGTGAAGGTTTTCTCCATCCCTCACCACCACGTCCACACATCTTGCGTGGCTTTGCAGTCGCGTGATAGTAGGATGCAATTGCTCGCTTAGATGAACCATGAGCGTAGTAGCTGAGGAGGATGCCAAAGGCTTTCTTGTCAATGCACATGACGGAATCGACGACCTGAGAAATCAACATTCCATCATCATCATTACACATTGGCCTTGTCATAACTCTTCCCGGCTCTACGCTCTCCATGAACTTCGCTATTACGCTGCTCATGCGCTTTTCCAGACGACCTGAATAAACCCATGCGCCCCACAGTTCAAGCCAGCCATTCAGCCAATCGTGCTGTTCTTTGGTGAGGTTTAGTTCTCTTATGCTCATCGTCTTCCCCTCTTGCCCTGTTTGACCATCAGGACGCCGTTAACTATTACGTGACGTTCGCCTTTGCTGTCTCGGTTGTACTTGAGCACCGTTCCTCTTGCGCAGGAAAGCATCCTCGCCACTTCGGTCTGATTGCCTCGTGTCTGGATAAGAAGCTCTGGTATCGTTTGAATTGTGGCGTTCATACGTTCTCCAGTTCGGTGATTTTTATTCCAAGCCTTCCGCCTGGTACTTTCACGCCACGAATTACGCGAATGTCATCGAATTGCTCGTCGTCTTCCGCAAATCCGGAGTGGATAAGGGAGTCGAGTAAACCTTTCAGGATGTTATCGAGGTCGCGGCGGCGGGAGTCTGGAACGTCTGCGATGACTTTGATGCGGAGTCGTGATTTGGTGAAAATATCTAACTTGAGTTGGCGGATTATTTGCTGTACATCTTTTCGGTATTTCTGGCCTTTATCGCTGATGTAGTATTGGCTTCCCCGTCTTCGCCAGTAGGTGTTCACCGACGGCGGGTATGGAAGCACAAACCGATATTCATTCATGACTTAACCTTCCCCTCCTTCAGCAATACCGCCTGCGTCCTGATTACGCCTTCGAGGTGGTAAAGTCTGGCGTCTTTGTTGTCGATATTATGGGTGCGTCGGTCGATTTCATCGTGACACGCGCTACAAGCCCATGCGCCGATCATGTCGTCAGGCTTCATTCCCGTTCCGCAAATTCCAGCCATCCGGTAATGTGCCAGAACTGTAGTTTCAGGATTACCATTGCATACGCCGTAAATACGTACCTGGCATTCTCTGCCGCGTGCTTCTTTGCGTAGATTAGCCATTAAGCAGCCTCCCCTGTTACTTTCAGCATTCCGTTATCGAGAAGCTTTCTGGTCAGCCACTGTTGACCACGCCCGGTGATTTTTGTGGTGAACGATATCTGTATCCCGTGATTTGTGTTGACCGCTGTTTCTTTCACTGTGAAATAGCCGCGATCCATATATTCCTGCATTGGCACATTGCGCCGGGAACCTGAAGCAATAAGGATTTTGTGATCGCGCATCCACGCAAACAGTTTGTTTGGACCAATTCCAACAACCTTTGCAAAGTTTCCAATCAAAATTCCGCTGGCCTCGCCAACGCGATCGGCAAACTCAACTTTAGGTGCGGCAATTGCGAGCTGGTTTTCCAGTTGCATTTTCTGCTCAGCAAGGTCAGCAGCAAGGCGCAACGCTTCTGGTAGCGTTTTTGGGATATTAACCGCAGATTCTTCAAGCTCTCGCCAACGGTCAACAAGACGAGCGGTGAATTCCGGCGACAACTGGGCTACAACGACAATACTGTCTCGCTTTCCTTGTTCGCCTTCGAATACATACACACAAAAACTTTGATTTAAGCCTAACCCATTGATTCTTCCACAATCCTCAATTTGAGGAAGCCGGATAACACCATTTTTATCCAGCGTTTCGATGGTACGTTTCACATTGTCATGACGCTTACCCACCAACTCAGCGATTTCAATGCTTGTCATTTTGATGACATTGCCATTTATTAACTCATTCATCGTCTTCTTCCTCGTACATTGAGCTATTCGGATCGCTCATCAGTTCTGCGCAGCAATCTGAGCACACGTGAACTTCCAGCACATGCAGCTTCTGACCGCAGTTAGCGCACGTTAAAGCTCGCTCGACGCTTTCTTGTTCGTAACTTCGATTTGGGTCAATCACCTTGTTTTCCTCGCACGTTCTCTAAGCCACCGGATATCCCACAGGTGAGCCGTGTAGTTGAAGGTTTTTACGTCAGATTCTTTTGGGATTGGCTTGCGTTTATTTCTGGAGCGTTTCGTTGGAAGGTATTTGCAGTTTTCGCAGATTATGTCGGTGAAACTTCGTCGCTGTCGCCTCATGCCGCCCTCCTGACGCCCTGCCCGATCGCCATCAATGCCGCTTTGGATACGGTAGTAAACATCCGTCGAGGACTGATGAACGGTCGCCAAATCAGCAGCATGGAACCTTTGCTGTTTCCCTTCTTCTCCAGCCCTGTCGATGGTTCGATAAAATTAATCCGTCCATCAGTGATAATGCGAACTTCGTCAACACTCTCCAGAGCCTTGCTGAACCATCCGACAGACATATCCTCTGGCACAAGCATAACTACCGTCTGTCGCTGTTGTATGCACTGCTCAGCGGCTTTTTCCACCCACGGCCTGATATTGCTGTACGGTGGGTTATTCCAGATTGCACCGTGGCTTACCCACTCAGAATTGAGCGCGTCGTCGGCCTCAGTTAGCCAGTGAGCACACAGAGCATTTTTGTCGCTCGCTGCCGAATCCAGCCAGAATCCAAACTCAATATCCAGTGCATCAAAAAGCCAAAGCGGCGTTTGCCAGCAGTCCTTGTCGTGTGCTGGCGTATTTGATTTGATAGTCATGCAGCCCGATCTCCCCATCTCGCTTTCCACTCCAGAGCCAGTCTCGCTTCGTCTGACCACTTAACGCCACGCTCTGTACCGAATGCCTGTATAAGCTCTAATAGCTCCGCAAATTCGTTTACACGCATCCTGCTGGTTGACTGGCCTATTACTACAAAGCCATTCCCGGCAAGGTTAGGAACAACATCCTGCTGCTTTAATGCTGCGGTAAACACACACTTCCAGCTTTCTGCATCCAGCCAGCGACCATGCCATTCAACCTGACGAGAGACGTCACCTAAGCAGGCCCAAAGCTTTCGATTCTGGTCTAAGCTGCGGTTGCGCTGCTTAAACTCGACAATGATGTCTAAATCGCATGTCCTAAGATACTGAATGGCGTTATATCTTATAGATTCATTAGTAAGGTGATATTTGACACATTTCATTTTAATACCTCGCAAATTCGCCGAAACATTCATCCGCTTTATTTGCATATACTTTATGAGCTTCCTTTGGGTCATCGTAAAACCCAAGATTAACTTTCCTCTTGTTGATTACGATTTGCGCCCTCCATTTTCTTGATTTCTTATCCCATGAAACGCCTTTATATCCTGATTTGTTATTTGCCTTTTTGTTTACGTTTTGGATGTTTTGAGATCGAGTTGCCAATCTAAGATTTGCTATACGATTGTCATCCCTAACGAGATTTATGTGGTCGATATCACTTTTTGGTAGACTGCCATTCATATAGAGCCACGCCAGCCTGTGTGCCTTATAAAGTTTTCCATCGACTTTTATTACCCAGTAGCCTTCGCTACTCTTATGCCCTGCGATATCCCCAGCATTCATTCTCTGGCATTTCTTTACTTTCCATGTGAATTTCCCTGTTAACTCATCGTAGAGAAGGACTTCTTTAAGTCTCTGCTGAGTTATTTGATTGATTGGTTTGGTTGGGTCTGGAAGGATTTGCTGTACTGCGTGAATAGCGTTTTGCTGATGTGCTGGAGATCGAATTTCAAAGGTTAGTTTTTTCATGACTTCCCTCTCCCCCAAATAAAAAGGCCTGCGATTACCAGCAGGCCTGTTATTAGCTCAGTGATGTAGATGGTCATTTAATACTCCGTCACGTTTTCCTGTCGCCACGCCTCGTCATATTCCGATTTCGGCATATTAGCGATGTAGCTATATGGCGATCCTGATTCAAGTTGCAGGAACTGGTGCGATTGCTCGTCAAGGAACAACGGGACACCACCTTCCCAACCTTCGCCGTTACGTTGTTTTTCAAGCATCAAAACAGATGCCGGAGATGCCAGTAGCTGTTCGTCCTTCTCTGACATCTTTTCACCACTCTGAACTCTCTGTAACGCTCTCTCGCGAGCCTTGTTACGCCAGATGATGAAAAGATTGTCTGTCAGGTCTGTTATCGCTCCAGAGCCTTTTACGTCCATTTTCCCGGTTGGTTTTTCTTCGCTGTCTCCTTTTCGCGAGTGAGTAACGAGAATGACGTGGGAGTTTGTTTTGTTTTTGAAGTCGCAAATCGAGTCAACAAACGCCTTCTGCCCGTTATAGTCATCGTCGCCTATGCCACATTTCATCAGGCTGTCGATGATGAATAACTGGATACCGTATCGGCGGCGAGCGTAGTCGAATATTTCGATCAGCCTGTCGGCTTTCGCCGTTCCGGTCAGACCAAACACCCAAAGTCTCTCGTCATAAAATTTAAATGCAGAGTCAATTTCCAGCACTGGCGGCATCTTGCAGCACGTCGCCTGACGGGTAAGGCGCTTAAGGAGAATACCAGGCTTCAGCTCAAGTGACGCGATGCACGTCTTCACACCCTGACGCATTGCCTCAAGTGCCATATGCCCGACAACCTCCGTTTTTCCGTGGCCGTTCACACCATTGACCAGCGTCAACTCTGCCTCACGGAACTGGAATTTATCTGCCAGAGATTCCCACGGTGGATTAAACAGATACTGCTGCTTGCCGTAGAAAGCGTTGATAGTGTCCTGGTAAAACTCTCGCGCACTGTAGAGTTCTTCAGGATCGAAGTAGGATGCCATGCCGATGTACTGCCAGATTTCATCCTCGGTAACACCGTTCATCAGGCATTCGTTGATGTCTTTGTACGGCAGAGTAACAAGACGGCAACGATGTTCACCGAGTCGGCTTGCGATTTCCCTTGCGGCTTCACGACCAACATCATCAACGTCCATCGAGATGAATATCTCCTCAAACCTGTCGAGGTTGTGATACTCAAACTCAATCCACTGTTGCTTAGCACCTTTCCCGCCACCAAACGGCACGGATAACGCCGAGATGCCGTATTGCGCATAGCTCATACAATCAATTTCGCCTTCGCAAAGTACAACCGCCCTCACGCCAGCGTCCAGAGCCTGCCATCCGAACAGACAAGGTTCGCAATCACCTTCTGCCATAATGACTTTCTTCCCGTCCGGGCGCTCAGTGCTGATTCGCTTGACCTGCAACAACTCACCATCGCGTTTGTACGGAAGCACCAGGGCATCCAGTTCTCGTTCTCCATTCCACACCTTGCCGCTGACAACCTCGTAGCGCTTTACGATTTCTGGCGATATGCCACGCGATTGCAGGTACTCAAGATGGGATTCTGTTCTGGTAACGTAGCGGGCGATTTTCTTGCGATCAGGTCTGGAGAATTTTTTCTCACGTTTGGCATCGAAATGGTGATCGTCATCCTTGATACCGAGAAATGCTTTCGCTTCCTGCATAGCCTGATGCAGGTTAATTCCACGACATGCCATCCACAAATCAAGCATGTCACCGCCGTCTCCCTCAGCGAAATCAGCCCATTTTTTCTTGCCGCTAAGGTTGACCTTAAGGCTGTTTCCCTTGTCACCGTTGACGTTACCGGCAACCCACTCATGCCCCTCTTTCTTGCCGTTTGGCAACAGGTGCGGAGCCACCCTGTCAACCTGCGCCCAAAGCAGGTCGCTGAGTTCACTTGGCGTCATGATTCCCTCAGATTGAGATTTTTAAACCAGAAATCGACAAACGAAATACTTAACCAACCGTGGTTATAACCAGCGACCAGTAGCGATTTGATTTTTGATTTCATGGTTCACCTGTCGAAAAACACGTAGCCAGTTTTCGATACGGTGATTGCGGATGATGGTTTGGATTGTGGTTGAATAGTTTCTGGCTTCTCGTCGTTCCAGCGTTGACCGTTCAGGTAGCTCGATGGTAACAACCTGTCGAATCCGAACTGCTTACCATTCCTGCATGCGATGTCTTCTGCCAGCATCGTGGCAAACTCGCTTGCCGTACCCCTGGTAGTTTTACGCCATTCCCTGAACTGTGTTCTGAATGCCGAAGCTGCGTTTTTCTTCCCGGCTTTCCGCATGCCTGCACACCAGAATATTTCCTCGAATGCCTTGTCGGTTTCTTCGTGACGGTCAGGTGATTTTTCACACTCCGTCCGAACACTTTCGGACATAGTGTTTTTATTATTTCTTTTTTCTTTTGTAATAGTTTCTTTTGTGTGTCCCTGTTTTGGTGACAGGGCTGTCACCGTTTTGGTGACACTTTTTGTCACCAATGCAGTGACATTATCACCAGAGTAGTGACACCCTTCGATTTGCCATTCCTCGATGTTCTTGTTAGGCCCGATTTGCTGGCCTTCGCGAAGGATAACCTTCATCGCGATAAGCTCATTCTTGGCCTTGTTTACCTTCTGTCTTGGCAGCCTGGTAATTTGAGCTAACTGACTATCAGAGATGCGATCCATCTTTTTACCGTAGCCGTATGTTTTACGGCATATGGCGTGGGCAACCTTGCTCTGATTTTTCGTTAAATCTGCGCCGATAAGCTCTTCATACAGGGCATTTGCAAGACGGGTATAACCATCTTCAACTTCTGCCACACGACGCTCCACAGGCCGTTGTGAAGGCCTTAAATGTGTTACGGTTGCAAGATTACTCATGACCTTTCTCCTTCTGCATCAGCTTCACTTTTTCCAACTCAGCCCGGAATCGACCAGGCTGCTTGAAGCTGGACAGGAAGCGATCACGTAGTATGTGTTTGTGAATTTTGTCCTGGTAAGGACTGAGTTGTTTTGTCATAATGACTCCTGTGGATTGATCCAGTAATGACCTCAGAATTCCATCTGGATTTGTTCAGAACGCTCGGTTGCCGCCGGGCGTTTTTTATTGGTGAGAATCGAAGCAACTTGTCGTGCCAATCGAGCCATGTCGTCGTCAACGACACCCCATTCAAGAACAGCAAGCAGCATTGAGAACTTTGGAATCCAGTCCCTCTTCCACCTGCTGATCTGCGACTTATCAACGCCCACAGCTTCCGCTGTCTTCTCAGTTCCAAGCATTGCGATTTTGTTAAGCAACGCACTCTCGATTCTTAGAGCCTCGTTGCGTTTGTTTGCACGAACCATATGTAAGTATTTCCTTAAATAACAATTGATTGAATGTATGCAAATAAATGCATACACCATAGGTGTGGTTTAATTTGATGCCCTTTTTCAGGGCTTGGATGTGTAAGAGCGGGAATGTCTTAAGCGGCTTTTCCGCGTTTAGTTCCGTACTGTAACCAAACCGGATCACAGTTAAGCGCCATAGCAATCTCAAACAAGAAGCGCGGTCGCTTGGTTACTCCAGCTTCAATCAGTTGAATTGATTGCTGTTTAACACCGGCTTTGGTTGCCAGTTCGGTTTGCGTCATTTTTAACGCAATTCGCCTCTTCTTGAGGCGTTCAGAAAGAGTTTGCATATCGCCTCCATCAACAAACTTTCTTGTATTTTCATACAATGTATCTTGTTTGTCAAATACAGTTTTTCTTGTGAAGATTGGAGGTAAATAACAGAGGTGGCTTATGAGTATTTCTTCCAGGGTAAAAAGCAAAAGAATTCAGCTTGGACTTAACCAGGCTGAACTTGCTCAAAAGGTGGGGACTACCCAGCAGTCTATAGAGCAGCTCGAAAACGGTAAAACTAAGCGACCACGCTTTTTACCAGAACTTGCGTCAGCTCTTGGCGTAAGTGTTGACTGGCTGCTCAATGGCACCTCTGATTCGAATGTTAGATTTGTTGGGCACGTTGAGCCCAAAGGGAAATATCCATTGATTAGCATGGTTAGAGCTGGTTCGTGGTGTGAAGCTTGTGAACCCTACGATATCAAGGACATTGATGAATGGTATGACAGTGACGTTAACTTATTAGGCGATGGATTCTGGCTGAGGGTTGAAGGTGATTCCATGACCTCACCTGTAGGTCAAAGCATCCCTGAAGGTCATATGGTGTTAGTAGATACTGGACGCGAGCCAGTGAATGGAAGCCTTGTTGTAGCCAAACTGACTGACGCGAACGAAGCAACATTCAAGAAACTGGTTATAGATGGCGGTCAGAAGTACCTGAAAGGCCTGAATCCTTCATGGCCTATGACTCCTATCAACGGGAACTGCAAGATTATCGGTGTTGTCGTGGAAGCGAGGGTAAAATTCGTATGATCAGGATTGCGGCGCTACTCTCAATACTCTTAACTACCAGCGCCAATTCTGAATGCTGGATTGTCACAAACCTGCACGGGTACGGGGCAATGAATGGCGATCGTTACGGGTTTACAAAAGACAGCACGGAAGATTCCGTTTTTCACGTAACAATAAATGGCGATAAATCATCAGTTTATGAATCAGTCTCTGGCGTCTATCCAGAGATGAAATACACTGCTTTGTCATCGAACACTATGGTAGGAGAATACCAGTCTGGAGGAGGAATAACCGTTGAAACTTGGTCAATCACTACAGACAAAAAAGCTCTTTACTCCAAAGTAATGAATATCCCAGGTATGCAACAACTTACATCAACCAAATCATTTGTTGGTGATGTAGTCGGAACCTGCAACCGGTAATCCCCACCTCAATCTCGATAACCAAAAACAAACTATTTTTCATTTAAAAACAATGGAGTTTGTTTTTCACGCCCCTTTTTACAATATTTCTTGTTTACAACATACAATCTTTCTTGTAATTTTAAGCCATCAGCAGGACGCACTGACCACCATGAAGGTGATGCTCTTAAAAATTAAGCCCTGAAGAAGGGCAGCATTCAAAGCAGAAGGCTTTGAGTAGCGCGAAATGCAGCTGCAAGACAGCAACCGTGGAGATAAGCATCACGGCGCGTTACTCAAAGCTAACTGACAGGAGAATCCAGATGGATGCACAAACACGCCGCCGCGAACGTCGCGCAGAGAAACAGGCTCAATGGAAAGCAGCAAATCCCCTGTTGGTTGGGGTAAGCGCAAAACCAGTTAACCGCCCTATTCTCTCGCTGAATCGCAAACCGAAATCACGAGTAGAAAGCGCACTGAATCCGATAGACCTTACGGTGCTGGCTGAATACCACGAACAGATTGAAAGCAACCTGCAACGTATTGAGCGCAAGAATCAGCGCACATGGTACAGCAAGCCTGGCGAACGCGGCATAACATGCAGCGGACGCCAGAAAATTAAAGGTAAATCTATACCACTTATTTAGAAAGTGCGGATTTAGGGAACAGATAGGAGGCGTTACACCTATGGCATCTCATCCTATGGTAAGAAGGTGGTGCAAATCCTTCGTATTGAAGTATGGATTTCACAGAAGATTCATAGCATTGAGCGCAAAGATAGTGCATTGGCTGACCGGTATTTGCCGATTTTTTGAGACGATAAACCACCGTAGCAACAGTAGGTGTATACATCTCATAGTTTTTCTTTTCCTCTTCCCACTTAGAGGCTCGATTTATCTTTTCTTCAAGCTCAATAATCTTGTCCTTAGAAATCATCAAAAGCTCATTAAGTGACATTTGCTGCTGTTGGGCATCCATGAGCTTATCGACAAGTTCGTATGTTTTTTCTTTTACTGAGTAGTCTATTTGCATTTTCTGGATTTCCTTTACTGCGCCAACAGCACTCATCAGAGCACCTCCGGCACCAGAAACTGCATCTGTAATCCTACTTATTATTCCTTTTTCATCAGACATATAAATCACTCTCTTACTGTAGGGGTAAGAGGATTTTACTATTTTTCTCGCTGTAGGGGTACACGAGAACCACCGAGCCTGATGTGGTTAAAAGACAGGCATACTAATAAACACTGCACTGTGTATTCATTCCAACGAGTGAATACATGGAGCAATGTCGCTCGTAACTAAACAGGAGCCGACTTGTTCTGATTATTGGAAGTCTTCTTTGCCCTCCAGTGTGAGGGCGATTTTTTTCTGTGAGGATATGAATAGATGTCAAACATCAAAAAATACATCATTGATTACGACTGGAAAGCATCAATGGAAATTGAAATCGACCATGACGTAATGACAGAGGAAAAACTTCACCAGATTAATAATTTCTGGTCAGACTCTGAATACCGACTCAATAAACACGGCTCTGTATTAAATGCTGTATTAATCATGCTGGCGCAACATGCTCTGCTTATAGCAATTTCAAGCGACTTAAATGCATATGGTGTTGTGTGTGAGTTCGACTGGAATGATGGAAATGGTCAGGAAGGATGGCCTCCAATGGATGGTAGCGAAGGAATAAGAATTACCGATATCGATACATCAGGAATATTTGATTCAGATGATATGACTATCAAAGCCGCCTGAGCGCGGCGTTACCGCATACCAATAACGCTTCACTCGAGGCGTTTTTCGTTATGTATAAATAAGGAGCACACCATGCAATATGCCATTGCAGGGTGGCCTGTTGCTGGCTGCCCTTCCGAATCTTTACTTGAACGAATCACCCGTAAATTACGTGACGGATGGAAACGACTCATCGACGTACTTAATCAGCCAGGAGTTCCAAAAAATGGATAAAACACTTATGGCTATTCAGACTAAATTCACTATCGCCACTTTTATTGGCGATGAAAAGATGTTTCGTGAGGCCGTCGAAGCCTACAGAAAATGGAGGTCTAAATGATTACGGTAGAGCTGGCGAAAACTCCAGAGTTAAGTCGATTAAAAAGAGAATATCACATTGCTGAGGCTCGTTACTGGCGTAAAGCGGGAGATAAATCAAAGAAACAACTTTGTTTATGGCAAGCACAAAGAGAGCGCATGAGTGAGCGCGAATTTCTTTCCTCCCCATCCGAATTACCATTCTGAGGTGAATTATGGATTTGAATAAATTCGATGAGCCATTCAGCCCTGAAGATATCGAATGGCGAATACAGCAAAGCGGTAAAACACGCGATGGCAAGGTGTGGGCTATGGTGCTGGCTTATGTCACGAACCGGGCAATCATGAAACGCCTGGACGATGTTTGCGGCAAAGCAGGATGGCGCAATGAATACCGCGATATTCCCAACAACGGCGGCGTTGAATGCGGCATATCAATAAAGATTGATTCCGAATGGGTAACCAAATGGGATGCTGCTGAAAACACGCAGGTAGAAGCCGTCAAAGGTGGTCGTTCCGGTGCAATGAAGCGCGCTGCCGTTCAGTGGGGAATCGGTCGGTATCTGTATAACCTTGAGGAAGGTTTCGCACAAACATCTCTCGATAAAAAGCAGGGGTGGCACAGGGCAAAACTGAAGGATGGAACAGGATTTTACTGGCTCCCTCCATCGCTTCCGGGATGGGCAATCCCAGCATCAGATAACAAACCATCACCAGAAAATACCAACCAGAAATCTCCATCGGTTGACTGCGAACAAATCCTGAAAGACTTCAGCGATTATGCGTCAACAGAAACTGACAAGAAAAAACTCATCGAGCGTTATCAGCGTGACTGGCAATTAATGGCTGGCAACGAGGAGGCGCAGGCTAAATGCGTTCAGGTAATGAACATCAGAGTTAACGAACTAAAACAGGCGGCATAAATGGCAAGCAGAGGCGTAAATAAGGTGATCATTATTGGTCGCCTTGGGCATGATCCAGAAATCAGATATTCACCATCAGGAACGGCATTTGCAAACCTTACCGTTGCTACGTCAGAACAATGGCGTGATAAGAAAACTGGAGAGCAAAAGGAGCAGACGGAGTGGCACCGCGTGGTAATGAGCGGGAAACTGGCAGAAATTGCCAGCGAATATCTGCGAAAAGGCTCTGATGTTTATCTTGAAGGCAAATTGCGGACAAGAAAATGGCAGGATCAAAGCGGACAGGATCGGTTCACTACCGAAGTCATCGTGGGCGTTGGTGGAACCATGCAAATGCTTGGTGGCAAGCAAGGAGGCAATGAACAGTCTTCACCTCAGCGAAATAACGGTCAGCAACAAAGACAGCAACCTCAGCAGCAGGGAAATCACAGCGAACCACCTATGGAGTTTGACGACGATATACCATTTGCGCCAGTAACTCTCCCCTTCCCTCGTCACGCTATTCACGCAATTTAATCAGGAGGAAATCATGCCAGCGCCTCTGTATGGTGCGGATGACCCGCGCCGCTGTTCCGGCAATTCCGTATCGGAGGTGCTGGATAAATTCAGAAAAAACTACGATCGAATAATGTCTCTACCGCAGGAAACGAAAGAGGAAAAGGAATTTCGCCACTGTATATGGCTTGCAGAGAAAGAAGAACACGAGCGAATTTACCAGACATCAATCCGACCATTCCGCAAAGCCACATATACCCACTTCCCTGAATATATCGACCCGCGCCTGCGTAATTACCGCTCACGTTATGGCGCTATCAGTAATGACTGAGGAATTTACCATGAGAGGACTTGCATACAATCCCGGCATTCTTCCGGCAGAAATGATTATTCGCCAACGCGTAAAGCCAATGCCATCGAGAGAGGAATTGCTTAAGAGAAATTCTTTTCCTTCAGTAAATCAAAACAAATATCTGAATGCGATGTGGCGGAGTGGGAAGAAATGAAACAAATGTCACTAATTGAGATGGATGGATTTCTGAAAGGTAAATGCATCCCACGAGATTTAAAGGTTAACGAAACAAACGCTGAATATCTGGTGCGTAAATTTGCTGAAGCGGAGGCCAAGTGCGCGGCGCTGGCGGCGGAGAATGCACTTGCTCGTAAAGCTGTTCAGGCATTCTGTGATGTTGTTGGCGACAACACTGAGATTATCTCCGAGTTGGTTGGGCAAGATGGCGTTCTGGTTATTTTGAAGGCCATGAAGGCAACAGGAAATATGTCAGCCACCGACGCTTTCCTGGCTGAAGTGCGGGCGCAGGGGGTAGAGATGTACGCAGATAACCTCGACAACGGAGCAGACGACGCAGAACGAGGTGGTTTTGATTATGCCGCTAAGTTTCTACGCAGTGAAGCGTCTGGTGTACGTTTGTTCGCCGACCAGCTTCGCAAAGGAGGAAACCAGTGAGCGAAATTAATTACCAGGCACTGCGTGAGGCGGCACAGAACGCGAAAAATTTAGGTGGGATTAAGAATTACAAGCGAGGCGAGCAAACTGTTGCCGAATTTGAGTCCTTGATAACGCCACACATTGTGCTGGCACTACTGGATGAACTGAAGCATTACAAATCACGCGAAGAGCGGGTTACAAAGCTGGTTATGGATAACTCGACAAGTTGGGATGCTCTCTACAAGAAGCTGGAAGCAGCAGAGAAGCGCAACGCTGAATTACAAAGCGAGAATGCATACATCCGCAACCGGTATAAAGAACTGGACCTATTAATCGGGAAAAACATTCTGGTCATGCAGGCTGCCATTATCGAATGGCAGGCAACTGGCGACGCTAAGAGCGGACTGGCATGGATTTATAACACACTGTTTTGCCCAGGCGAATTGCCGAACGAATCTGAGAAAGATGCTCAGGCCTACTTTAATCGCAAATATGCACAGATTGACGAAAAGCTCATGGAGCTTCACAAGTGGTTTTGGGAACAAAGTGAAGCCGAGCGCGCCGCTGGCATTCGCATCAAGGGAGAGTGATATGCCTACACTATTCAGGAAAAATTATCCGCGAAGGAGTAGAACAACAGGATTCCTGTTTCTCATTCTGTTTATCGTGTTGCTGATACCGATATCCCCGTTAATTCTGGTATGGGGAATCGGAAAAATAATTGAGCCAGTTATTGAATTGTATAACGACGTGGTATGGGCGTCGTTCAACACACTGCACAATAAAATTAATCCGTATAAGGAGAACTGATATGACCACTATTACCAGAGAAAACGCGGAAATTAAATCATTCATCACTGGTTTCCTGAGCGACTCGGCGCACGATAACCAATCTTCAGACAGCCTGCTTGCCAATGTGTTTCGTATCGCGCTGGCATCGCTGGAAGCAAAACCAATAGGTGCATTCCACATTGCAGAACAGCAAGTTGACGGTACAAGTGACTACCTCAAGGATGGAGAATGGCCTATTGATAATGGAATTATTGAGGTCTACGCCGTTCCGCCAGTTCCCGTAATACAGGCTGATGTCGCGCAAGCAATTGAAAATCTCAAGCAGAAGTTAGTGGAGTGCAATCGCTATAACTACTGCGCAGATGCAGTTAAAGATGTTGAGGATGCCAGCCGCGTCTTGGCACTCCAAAATCAAAATATGTCAGCGCCGATAACGCCGGAGGCCATTGAAAACGCAATTGAATACATCCGCAGTATCGCTTTTCACATCGATGAAGACGATTACCACGGCAAACATATTGCGTATTTCATGCGACAAGCATTGGCCTGGCTGGAAGGGCATTCATGCAGCGACGACAGACTGGGTAAAGCCGAGAATCAAACAGTACACGGCAACCAGGCTGCCGAATCCAATCGCGGTAATGAGTGGACCGGCAATCCTGATATTGATAACGCCATCATCATGCTCGATCGCATAGATACGCTGGAAAGTTGCGATGATGACCGTATTGAGGCGGTTAAGGCTGTTTTGCGTAGACTGGCTGGCAACTATCCGGTAACTCCGGATGGTTGGATAAGCTGTAGTGAGCGAATGCCAAACGAAGAAGATGTTTTGGTTTATTGTTCAGACACAAAAGAGCAGATGGTAGGGTTTCACAAAGGTAAAGGGTTATTTCAATTCTTTTACATGAACGGTGTTGAGGGGGTATGTGAGCCGTCACACTGGATGCCGCTACCGGAACCGCCGCAGGAGGTTAACCGTGGCTAACCTGCAACTAGCCGTTAAAGGTGAATACTTCGATGCCATGATTCGCGGAGAGAAAACGGAAGAGTATCGCCTTGTTAATGACTACTGGAAAAAGCGCCTCGTTAACCGTAAGCATGACCGCCTGATTATCACAAAGGGATATCCGAAGCGCGACGATTCCAGCCGCAGAATTGACGTCCCGTATGACGGATATGAAATCAAGACAATCACACATCCCCACTTCGGCGATAAACCGGTAAAGGTGTTCGCGATAAAGGTGAATATCGGCAATGAATAACAATCCTCGAACTCGCGGGGATTTCTTTTATCTGAACTCGCTACGGCGGGTTTTGTTTTATGGAGACAAGAAATGTCAGATTTGGCTATGAAGGTTTTGAAATGGCAATCGACTGGCGATGTTGGCATTAGTAGCGCAACTCTTGCCTCAATCGCATGTGGACTGAAAAAGAATATCTATGGTCATCACTTCGGCGCTCCACATGACGCAGCCGATTTCAGACGATGCGTTGCACTTGTTGAGCAGATTCCAGAAATCAGAGATTCATTCAACAAAGTTGCAAAGCGCGTTCAGGCATTCAAAGGAATCCTCAATGAATGGGATTCCCTCGTTGCTCTGTTGAAGTCTGAAATGAAGACGTACGGGAACAAAGCACCAGAGACTTACAGGAGAATCAGCGAGTTACGAAAGGACTAACCACAGTCTCACACTCGATGAGGCCTGTTCATTTCTCAAGATATCCAGACCTACCATTGCTGCATCAATGCAGCTTTTCTTGCGTGTAATTGCGGAGACTTTGCGATGTACTTGACTCTTCAGGAGTGGAACGCTCGCCAGCGACGCCCAAGAAGCCTTGAAACAGTTCGTCGATGGGTACGCGAGTGCAGGATATTCCCTCCTCCGGTTAAGGATGGAAGAGAGTATCTGTTCCACGAATCAGCGGTAAAGGTTGACTTAAATCGACCAGTAACAGGTAGCCTTTTGAAGAGGATCAGAAATGGGAAGAAGGCGAAGTCATGAGCGCCGGGATTTACCCCCTAACCTTTATATAAGAAACAATGGATATTACTGCTACAGGGACCCAAGGACGGGTAAAGAGTTCGGATTAGGCAGAGACAGGAGGATAGCAATTACTGAAGCAATACAGGCCAATATTGAGTTACTCTCAGACAGCGGACGCAAATCACTAATAGACAGAATTAAAGGCGGTGACGCAATCACTCTTCATGTGTGGCTTGACCGATATGAAACAATCCTCACCGAAAGGGGGATCAGGCCGAAAACTCTACTCGACTACGCCAGCAAAATCAGGGCAATCCGAAGAAAATTGCCGGACAAACCGCTCACTGACATATCAACGAAAGAAGTGGCAGCAATGCTAAACACCTACGTAGCAGAAGGTAAAGCAGCTTCCGCAAAATTAATCAGGTCAACCCTTGTTGACGTTTTTCGTGAAGCAATAGCCGAGGGGTATGTGGCAACGAATCCGGTAACAGCAACCCGTACAGCAAAGTCAGAAGTAAGGCGCTCAAGGCTGACAGCTAATGAGTATGTCGAGATTTACCATGCAGCCGAACCTCTCCCTATCTGGCTAAGGCTGGCGATGGATTTGGCCGTCGTTACAGGGCAGAGAGTCGGCGATTTGTGCAGAATGAAATGGTCAGACATAAACGACAACCATCTTCACATTGAACAGAGTAAAACAGGGGCTAAACTCGCCATTCCGCTAACGCTAACGATTGACGCGCTCAATATCTCATTGGCTGATACACTACAGAAATGCAGGGAGGCCAGCAGCAGTGAAACTATAATCGCATCAAAGCATCACGATCCGCTTTCCCCGAAAACAGTATCAAAGTATTTTACAAAGGCGAGAAATGCATCTGGACTCTCATTTGATGGAAACCCGCCAACATTCCATGAACTGCGTAGCCTGTCAGCGAGGCTATACCGGAACCAGATTGGCGATAAGTTTGCTCAACGTCTTCTCGGGCATAAATCAGACTCAATGGCGGCGCGGTATAGGGACAGCCGTGGACGGGAATGGGACAAAATTGAAATCGACAAATGA